CTGGTAGGGGAAGCTCTATAATCTCCGCTTCGACGATGCCGTCATCGGCGGAATCCAAGATGTCTTCTTCAGGAACATCTAATACTTTGGAACCCAACATTTGGTCTACTTCTTCTTGTGGCAAAACACCGCTTTTGGCCATCAATTGCAACAATTCTTTGGCTTCTTGCTCGGGAGAGAACTGGGCTAGTGGTGCAGCATCATTGTCGCCAACCATAGACACTCGAATGGGGTCGGAAAGGTTGGTCGACATGTCCATTTGAATGGAAATATTATTACTTTCCATACCTAAGAGCTTCGAGCGTCGGTCCATAATCGACAGAACTTGCTGAATTGCCTTCATGTCTGGCTCCACTTGAATTTCCGTGCCATCGTCTAGAGAAACCCTGCGATGTTGGGTCATGGGCCAAATTGCCGCTTGTAGCGAATCAAGACGTTCCAATTCCATTCGTAGAACTTCTGGATAAGCCATAAGGGCTTCACGGTTCATGCGTTCTAGCTGCCGACCGATGGATTTTGAAACTACAGAAGTGGATACCCCAAAACGACGACCTATTTCTTGGGAAGTTACGCCACCCTGCCGCATTTTGAACATGCGAAGGTCGCGTTCTGCCAGAAACTCCCTAGTCAGGGCTTTGCTTGTTCCGTCTGCTGCCATAATTAACTTACGTCCATAAACTGTGTTACTTCAAAGGGAAACTTTTTCCCGCGCTTCATTTGCAACGGCCAATATCTTATGTCGCGTGCGCCTCTGAAGTGATTAACTTCATATACATATTCTCCCATATGGGTGGGATCTGGTTGTAAAGCAAGCCCGAATTCGGGCCAACGAGACCAAACGGCTGACCCGAAAGGACGCAACTCTCGGCTAGTCATGGAGCTCCCTAAAGGGGCGTGATGTTCTAACCACAGGGCACATCCATAGATAGTGCGGAGCGTGTCTAAGTATCGGGCTACCTCGACGGCCACAGCTTCGGAAGTTCGGGTTCCCGGATCTAGGAAAGCTTTGTAGAGCGGTCCCATTACCAGCATGTCTGGTTTGGTTTCCTCTATGTGTTGCTCTAGCAGAATTCGGTCATGAGCATTTAGTAGATCAAGCCCGTCTGGCTTAATGAATAAATGTGCATGCATTTTGTCAGCGAAGCCCATGGACTTGGCCGCACCAACGATGTTTCTGGATGTGCGCCGGATGATTCTTTCGGGATTTTCTAAGTCAACTGTCAGTGTTCGGATTTGGGGCATCTTCTGGAATGTAAATGGGTTTACGCCCAAACCAGAACAAATGGCGACTTGTCGGGCGAGCATTGTTTTGCCGACACCTTCTGCAGCTACCACCATTACCCGTTCTCTACGTTCTAGAAGGCCGGGAATCAACCAGTCATAATCGTCGTTGACAGTTTCTTGGAGGAACTCGTCCCATACGACCAAACGACCCTCATCTCTGAGAGTCGTTTCTTCACGGGTCTGGGTTAGTTGTTGTGCCTTATTAAGTATTTGTGTTGGGGTTTTGTTGGGGTCATCAAGAAGTTGCCGTATTTGTTCGAGAGCCAGTTCTTCCGGTGAAGGTGGGGGAAGCTCTTCTTCTGGTGTTTCTTCTAGCTCTGGCTGTGATTCTTGCCCCTCAAACTCAGACTTGAGTATGTCTGACTCAACTTTTATGAGTTCGGTTGTAGAACCCCCAGCTTCGATATGGTCAGTGATGTCTTTTGCTTCTGGACATTTGAAAATCTCAACATCACAGCCCGCCTTTTTGAGTTCCCCATAGACATGAAGAGCGTGCTTTCTTCCGATTTCATCGTTGTCGGCGATGATGTCTACCGTTGCCCCAGCAAGAGCTTCAGTATGTATTTCTAACCACTTTCCCGCACCACCCGGCATCGTTGTAGCGCAGGCACCCAGTTCGGTCAGTGTGTCGCAGTCCTTCTCGCCCTCCACGACGAAGATGGACTCGCCGTTCTCTTTCTGTCTAAGCACCTTAGGCAAATTGTAAAGAACCTTAGGCGTGCTGCCCAGCTTGTAGGTCCATCCACCAGAACCGTCAGGTCGTCTTTGACGAAACGTTTTCTTACCATCAGGTTCAACAAAACGAACTTTTTCGAAAAGAAGCACATTGTCGGCATCTTTGTATTCATATTTACTTACAAAAGTAAGTTTTTTAGGTGTTGACTTTTCGTACTTAGGCGGGTCGAAATCTGTTGACGAATTCTTGCTGTCTGGTCGTAAATCTGCCAGAGTTAAACCAATAGACGCAACTATTTCTGCAGCGCCACACGCTCCTGCAGATCGATGACAGTGGACCAATATTTGTCCGTCATCTTTTTCGTGTATGGATAACGATGGATTATTGTCGTCTTGTCTACAAGGACAACGGGCTTCCCATCCATTACTGGAAGTAGTGACACCATCGAGACGTTCTAAGAAGGAAGCGGTGTGGTTATAGTTCATCTTTGCTTAGGTCTGCCCGGGCTATACCCTGTTGGATTCGAAGATCGTGTTCCACCACGCCCACTTCGGGCACCCGGTAAATACACTCGTGCAGAACGATCAGCGTAAATGTTTCTAGAGCGTCTTAGTATTGCACGTTCTGTTTCATCCATGCCACCCCATATTCCTAGGGGCTCATGATGAAGAGAATATTCCAAACACTCACTAATACTAGAACACGACTGACAGATCAACTTTGCTACAATTGCGTTTTCTTTGGCTTCTGCTAGAGCTGCTCCCTGTGTTTCTTTCTTTCGGAGAGGAAACCACCAGTCTGTGGGTTTCCCGGTACAGGCCCCCGTGTCGGGCGGCATAAGAGGCGGTTTCTCTATAATCACGCTATCCCTTCCGCCTAGTAATCCGATTTACGTCGTCAGCTGATAGAAACACCAACGCAGACTGGATTTCCAGATTTCCCCCAGCGTCCACGGCGACTATGTCGATGACATCGGACGGAACCGAAAGCTCTCTGGCGAGTGCTGCACGAGTCTGCTCGATGACCAACTCATCTTGTCCTAGATCGGCGGCGTAGTCAATGCTTATGATGGAATTTTTTTCAGCGGCCCCCGGATTTTTCCACTCAGCATCTCGCTCGGCTGTCTTCAAACACCAAACGCAAGCAATCTTGGGTGCCGTAGACGCCCTGTTACGGACCTCTATGTGGCCACACTCTAAGTGGTGATGGTATTTGACTTTCCCCCAACCACCGAGTCGCTCGATTCGCTCAACGGAACGTCGGGGAGATTTGCGGTGCTCCGTCGTCATGCCTACATTGAACCACAAGGGGGTCGCTTTGCGGCGTCTTTTAGCTTAAGATTCTGAAATGACGATCAGCGCTTACCGCCATGATAAACCGTGGCATGACCCCCGTCGACCAGATCCTCATTCAAGCAGGCGCTCTTATTCTCATCACAATAGATGTCGGCCAATATTCGTCCGAACTTGCCGCTCTTGTCTTTGTGAGTTTGAATGTAGATCGTGTCGAGACCATCAAGCCAATCGATGGCGTAAGCCGTGGCAGCCTTACCCGCAGCCTTTTCAACCAAATCCTTGGTACGAGTCTCGGGAGTGTTTATCCCGAGGAGGCGAAGACGAGCTTTGTGATGAATGTCGAAACCGACATCGATCATGGCGTCGATAGTGTCACCGTCGACTACTCGTAAAACTTTTGCTGCGTAGAAGTATTTAGATTCTGTACGGCAGTCACAATTGGGATCACATTGACATTCCACAGGCGCCTCTCCTAATCATTCTGGGTGAACTTTGTGTTCTCGACCCGCTTTTTTCTTATAGCTCGCGGATGCTCTTCTTCGACAACTAAATCTTCAAAGTCTTCAGGGTCACCCCTGAAGTCCTTACCGAGACGCCGGTATTCTTCCCAGTAGTCATTGTCTGCGTTCGCATTCTTCGCCACGGCTAAATATTACTACTTGTAAGCCCCAATAGAAGTAGAAAACCCCCGGCCCGTAGTGGACCGGGGGCTTTCTGTTGTGCTTTTCTGTGTGCTACTTAGCCATTTGCTAAGTAGAGCTTCTCCCTAAGTCAGATTAGGAAGTCGGAGCGTTGTTGAAGGTAACCTTCACAAACGCTTCAGGGCGCTTCACAGCAAGAGCGAGCCTCTGCTCCGCAAGCACCACGATGGCGTTGCGAATGAAGAAGTCCGAGTGCTGTTCACTGATCCGAATGCTGGCCTGCTCACGGTCATAGAGCTGTGCACCGGTACCGAATGCGCCGACGACACAAGTGCCTTCAGCGATGGCCGGAGTCTCAATGACAGGGAGTCGCCACACGCGAGGCTCGCCGCCGAGCGCCACAGAAACCGCGACCAAGTACTGGCCGTTGGAATCTTTGGTGAGCTCAACGTCTTCCCAGTCGTTCGGGTGCATCACGACGCCTGTGGGCTCGTAGTATGCGAGGAACGACAAGGTTGCCGCACGCCGGATGGCGTCCGCTTTGGTGTCGGGTACTGGAGTGAATGCACCTGCAGACCAGTTGTAGGTCTGGATACCAGTGGTGGCGGTGATACCAGTGAGGTTTTCACCGGTACCGGCACCGCTGATGATCTGTGCATCTTCCTGAAGGCGAAGGCCGTAAAGAAGCTCGTTGTCGATGATCGACCGGAGCTGCGGCTCGTCTGCCAGCACGTTGCGGTGAGCAGCTTCCCAGTGTGCAAGGGTGCGCACGGGTGCTTGCTCGCCGACGAACGCCAAGGTCGACTGCGGCTTGGCGGTGAACGCCTCAGGCGTACCTGAGCGCTCAGACACTGCAGCAGCGTTGTTGGTGAAGCCGGACATCCGGAAGTACTCGATGACAGCAGCGTTGGTTGTGCGGCTCGGGAACAAGTCACGAACGCGCTTTGTACGCTGTGGGGGCATGACGATTGGGTCACGCTGGATGGTGCCGAAAGAACCCGGAGTGCCCGTGGGCAAAGCGGAGTAAACATCCTTCTGGCCGTAAAGGTCTTTGGAAGCAAGGCTTCCGGGGACACTGAACGGAGCAGGCATGTT